TTTCACACTGACTTTCATACCGGTGTTTTCCATCTCGGTAAGAACCTGACACATCTCATTCATTAAACTTACAGTAGGTGCAAGGCCATCTTTTACTGCCTGTTGCTGTGCAGTGTACAATTGTTTTGTAACTTCCACATCAGCCCTGCCATACTCCTCTACAATATCCCAAGGAATGTAGTCAAAAGATACACCATCTTTCATGTACTGTGCAGTTAAGTCGGTACGTTTCTCATCTAAATCATACCTCTTGGCTGACTCAGATAAAGACAGAGCAACTTTATCTCCACCGTGTATAACATACTCAGCTATCATCGTGTCGTATAGTTTCCCTGTATAGGTAAAGTTACAAGCAAGTAACCACTTGAGGTCAAACTTGATGTTATGCCCCACTAAAACTTCTGTATTATCCAGAACTTTCTGCAGTATAGCAAAGCCATTCTCTGTTGGTTCTTTTTCTGTGTGAGTGAAGCAGAGATACCCCTCACTGTCAGGGCGATAAATCTTTTTCTCTGTAAAGGGAGCTATTATATCAGAACCTACAGCACTGTACCCCACAGACACTAACATGTTTCCTGTATAAGGATCAAGGTCTAGCTTACCTGCATCATCTTTTTTATATGTTGTTTCTATGTCAAGAACAGTTACTTGCATCTTCCACCTTCACTATTGACCATGTAAAATCCTCATCTTTCTGACCCCAAATGCCTGTCCCCTCATCCCATTTCTGATACATAGCAACATCTAAAGCATATTTTGCATCTTGTAGATTTTTCCAAATCATATCTATCCTCATTTTTCCAGTCTCATAAATTTTTAAGTAGCGAACTTTACCTGTCTTATTATTTATATTCTGTACTTTATAGTTCTTCTTCATCCCCCACCCCTCTGTATAAAAAGATAGGTGTTCCTTCACCCATCCATGATCCTACCACATTAAATTCAAAATACTCCATAGCTTCTTCGTCTGTCATTCCGTCTTTCATAAGTATGGCTACACATTTGTCAGCATCGTAAACTAACAGATCTGGCTGTCCACATCTTCTACCTAACCCTAATATCGCACCATCAAATCCATCAGCCTTTAATATCACAACTCATACCTCGCTCTGTATATATCAATAGAGCAGGTCACTGTGCCGTGCCACCCGTTAAGTTTATTCTTAGATACACAAAGATGTCGTATGTAATCCTCTTCCTCACCATAGTTCTTTCCTATACCTATAATGATGTCAGCCTCCGCTGCCTTTCCTGTCCTACTATTTTCCAACATACTAAAATCTACCTCTTGTCTACCTTGTGCATCATAAGATGCTTGTGATACTGACCAGAGTAAAACCTGTTGTTTCTTAGCCATTGTTCTTGCCCCCTCGTACAGAGCTTTTAGCTTTTCATCCGTTCTGGCAAAGTTACCACTGATAGCCACCTTATCTAGCTGATCCACCATTACCACATCAGGTTTATGAATGTCAATAAATTTCTCAATCTCTAATAAAGTAATGCCTCTACCCTCTAACAATTTAAAGTTAGGTTCTATCTCTTTCTTGTATACATCCATAGAGTCTTCTAAGTTTGTTTTCATCTCATCAATGGATCGTTTAAGATACGCAGAGAATACTCTACCTTTGACTAACCTTCCGGGTTCTTCGTTAGCAAAATATGCCACCTTAAATCCCTGTTTAATGTACTCTGCAACTAAGTATGTACAGAAGGTTGTCTTTCCTGTTTCTGGCCTAGCAAATATAATCCCTAAGTTTCCTCTACCTGCACCACTTATTCTGTCAGCCAAAGATTGTAACTCAAACTTAAATTCAAACCCTTGATCCCACCCCTCTACATAATCCTTTACATCATCTTTCACTTCTTGATAGTTTCCTTCCTCTTCAGGTGTATTATCTATAGCCGTGTCAACCAAAGTTCTCAGTGAAGTAAAGTCGTCACTGTTGCCTAACCAAATGTCAGCCGATAGATCACTAATCTTGTGAGCCTTATCTTTCTTCCAGAAGTCAATGATTAAATCTTTTAGTATGATTTTGCTACTTGGCATGAACTTACCAAGCTCTCGTATAACATCTTCTATGGGTTCTCTTGATGACTCTGGCAGTGCAGGATACTTATTCCTGTGTAGCTGTATCAGGGTATTGACATCTAAATCACTCTCGTACTTCTGTTGGGCAAAACTGATGGTGTCAAAAATTGTCCCCACACCATTGGCAAACATTTCTTTAGATACAACCTCCGCTGTATCTTTATAAAACTCATTGGATAAACATGCTGATAATATTTGTTTCTCAAGTGACATTGAACTTCTCCCTTATTTGTTCTGTACTCCACCTTTTTATGTCCCTGTCTAGTAACACTAACTTTGTCTGTACATGGATAGATAGTTCATGTACCATCTTCATTGCCTTTTTTGAAGCATCTTTGTCTAATGCAACGGTAACAAGTTTGTAATGCTTAATGTATTTTAAATAATCTGTCAATAAATTTGTCCCCATCAAAGCCATACCATGTACATTAGCCAATGTCAACGCACAAGCAGAAGCACAGTCCTCAACGATTACAAGATAGCTACTGTCATTAGCCGTTACAAAAGGAACACGAGAGGATGCATACCTCTTCCATTTTGGTTTAGAATTTGTCAGCGATCTACCAACCGCATCTACCAATGTCTTGTCCTTGTATACAAGAAACACACAGCGGTCTTCCTTAACATCATATCTTATATTGGCAAATCTATTTTTGTAAGCATGGTAGGATTGTACAGATTTTAAATAGTCAACAACTCTTTGACTACGATCTAGCCCCACCCACTGCTTGTTATATACAGATAAGTCTACCTTTTGAGGTGTTTGATTTTTTGACCTAGACGATGCTTGAATAAGATCGCCTGTTTTTGTAGTACCCCCAACTGAACAGTCAGCATGGTAGCAATTATACAGCAACCTGCCAGAACTATTAGTGACATTGAAAGTATTTTGATGATGACAAACAGGGCAACTGCCTCTGTAAGTTTCATCAGTGGGTATAGATAGTGCCTTAACAAATGTAGCAACATCAGTTTCTCCAACCATAGTATTCTCCTTCTCTCCATTATTAGTACCTTTTTGTAAAAACTATGTCAATATAAAAAAAAGTACTTGACAGAAAATTTTGTAAGGCCTACTTATAATTAAACTTATAAGGAAACATATATGGAAGAACCTAATATAAAGGTAACTGAAGGGTTTATTAAAGAGTTACTTGAATTATACAATAAGTATGTGTTACTAGGAATATCTAAGGTTGATATGATAGGGGTAATAATAAATACATTAGCTGGTCTGTACATGACATTGGCCATTGAATTTAACTCGGAGGAGGAGGAGAACGAAGATGACACTATACACTGAAGCACTGGTAACTCCAGTAATTAAACGCACTGTAGGGCAGAAAATATTTAAAGCTAAGTTTGTCAAAAAGAATGGCGAAATCAGAGAGATGAATTGTAAACTGGGAGTTAAGAAACACCTCAAAGGTGGCATAAATGTCAACGACCATATTCGGTACTTAACAGTATTTGATATGGCAAGTGGTGGGTACAGGAACATAAATCTTAATACTCTTGTAGAGATAAAATGTGGCAATAAACTTATAAAAAGATTTGTTGGCAATACAGGAAACATTTATTCTTTGGTAGATGTAAAATAAATAACTTGACAAGGAGAATATTATGTCAGAGGGTAAATTCATTACTTGGTTAGAAGCCGAGTTAAAAATAAAAGCGGAGGAAGACATGGCCAAAAAGAAAAAGTTAGAAGTGCCTATTATTACAGATGCTCAGTTAGAACTTGTCAACCGAGTAAAAACTATTGTATCAGATATACAGGATAGTGGGGTAGATCACCTTACCTATTCTGATATTAGCAAACTTGATAAAGCCTATGATACTGTAGTGGAAGAGTCTAATCTAATGCATCAAAGTCAAACTGTAGAGTACGGAGAAAGTAAAGGAGATATCATACGAGCCTACTACAAAGATTTAGTTAGATCAGATGACCCTAATGCTTGGGAGGGAAATGATAATGATGACTGAAGATGTACAGGAAGAAAAAGTTTACCATAGAAGGAAGGGCATGATCCCACTAATACTTGACGTTTTGTCAGATAAGAAATGGCACAGTGTACAGGAGGTATCACAATTAATTAATTACCTTGAAACTGGAACGTCAGCAGGAATAAGGTCTTTACGAAAACAAAACTATGGCAGAAGGAATGTCATTGGCAAATGGCTAGGTGGTGTCTATCACTACCGACTAGAAGAAGGAGAGTACGGAGAAACACCCTTGTCGGAGGATACTGAAAGGAGAATACCAGTTTCTTTGTAAAAAGACTTTGTACAGGGTTGATGAAAGATAAGGATTGTCAATTAAATAATATCCTTGAAAGGTAGCTACTTTCCGATAAGTTACCTGTACATAATAAATAAGAGAAAAGAGAGTTAATTCCCATTGCTCTCTTTTTTTTTGTCTAAGGGGTTGACAATGTTTTAGAACTGTGAAAGGGTTATTGTAGAAAAGGAGAACACTATGAAAAAAACTAAAATACATGAAGTCATTGCTGTACAGACTGAACAGGATATGATTAAGATGAACGAAAGAATTGGCCACTATTTAAGTAAGGGAAAAAGAATAGACGTTAAGATAAAGAATGGTTCTGTACATATAACCGAACAGAAGAGGAAGGC